CAGCACCGGCGGCCGACAAGCAAGGATATTCTGGCTGGTGGCTACAACTGCCAGCGCGAAATCCCGGAGCCGGTCGAGTGCGAGTTCTGCGGCCGGAAACTGTACCACGAGGCCCTCGTGATGGGCCGAACGGTCCTCATGTTCGCACCGTTCCCGCAGAGATGCACCTGTGACCGAGCAAAGGCGAAGTGGGCGGAGGCGGACGCGGAGGAGACTAGACAAAAAGCGGAGGCTGAGAAAGAGGCGGCGCAGGCAAAACGGCGCGCCAAAATCGAGAGGCTGCTCGGCAGGAGCGGCATCAAGAAACGCTTCCAGCAGCGGACGTTCGCCAACTTCATCCGGGACACCCCGGAGCGGCGGCGGTGCTACGACACGGCCAAAACCTATGCAGACAGCTTTCCACAGCGCGCAGAGCGTGGCGAGGGCCTCTACATAGAGGGAACATACGGGACCGGCAAAACGCACCTCGCGGCCGCCATCGCCTTGCAGCTCATAGGCTGCGGCGTCCCGGTCGTCTGCAAGACGTCCGGCGACCTGCTGGCCGACATTAAGGAGGCTTTCGACAGCGGAGATGCCACCGAGTACGAGATACTCAAGGCGTACAAAACGGTCGATTTGCTCATTGTGGATGACCTCGGAAAGGAACAGTGCACAGAATGGAGCGTGAGCACCCTGTACTCTATTCTCAATGACCGGTACGAGGACATGAAACCGACCATCATCACGACGAACTACAACGCCGACGAGCTGGTGCGAGCCCTTACCCCGAAAGGTGGAGACGGAACGAAAGCCCGGGCCATTATAAGCCGCCTGCGGGAGGTCTCGACGGTCGTCACGATGGCATGGGCCGATTACAGGGCAGGAGGTAGCAAACGAAATGCCTGAATTGAGACAGGAATATGTGGACATTCTCGAGAAGCGC